GGAGGCGGGCAACAACTGGATCGGCTTCGTGATCCACCATGCGCCGGGGCCGATGCTGGCGGTCCAGCCGACGGTGGAGCTGGCCAAGCGCAACTCGCGCCAGCGGATCGACCCGCTGATCGAGGAGAGCCCGGCGCTGAAGGAACGCGTCCGCCCCGCGCGGGCGCGCGACAGCGGCAACACGCAGCTGTCGAAGGATTTCCCCGGTGGCGTGCTGGTGATGACCGGCGCCAACTCGGCCGTGGGCCTGCGCTCGATGCCCGCCCGCTACGTCTTCCTCGACGAGGTCGACGCCTATCCGGCCTCGGCCGACGAGGAAGGCGACCCGGTCGGGCTCGCCGAGGCGCGCTCGCTGACCTTCGCGCACCGGCGCAAGGTCTTCCTCGTCTCGACGCCGACGATCCGCGGCGTGAGCCGGATCGAGCGGGAATACGAGGCGAGCGACCAGCGCCGCTTCTTCGTGCCGTGCCCGCATTGCGCCGCGATGCAGTGGCTACGGTTCGAGCGGCTGCGCTGGCAGAAGGGCAAACCGGAGACGGCGGCGTACCACTGCGATGCCTGCGACGAGCGGATCGAGGAGCACCACAAGCCGGCGATGCTGGCCGCCGGCGAATGGCGGGCGACCGCCGAGGCCCGCGATGCGCGGACGGTGGGGTTTCATCTCTCGGCGCTCTATTCGCCGCCGGGGTGGAAGAGCTGGGCCGACATCGCGCGCGACAAGGAGACGGCGGCGGGCTCGGACGAGGCCGAGCGGGTGTTCCGCAACACGGTGCTCGGCGAGACATGGATCGAGACCGGCGATGCGCCGGACTGGCAGCGGATCGCGGAGCGGCGCGAGGACTGGCCAGCGGGCACCGTGCCGGACAAGGGTCTGTTCCTGACCGCCGGCGCGGACGTGCAGAAGGACCGGATCGAGGTCGATGTCTGGGCCTGGGGCCGCGGGCTCGAAAGCTGGCTCGTCGATCATGTCGTGATCGAGGGCGGCCCGGCGCATCCCAAGTGCTGGGAGGCGCTGACCGATCTGCTCGGTCGGAACTGGCGGCATGCCGGCGGCGCCGAACTCGGCCTCGCGCGACTCGCCATCGACACGGGTTACGAGACGGCCGCGGTCTATGGCTGGGCGCGCTCGGTGGGCTTCGCGCAGGTCGCGCCGGTCAAGGGGCTCGAAGGTTTCAACCGGGCGAGCCCGGTGTCGGGTCCGACCTTCGTGGATGCGACCGCGGGCGGGAAGCGCCTGCGCCGCGGAGCGCGGCTCTGGACCGTGGCGACCTCGACCTTCAAGGCCGAGACCTACCGCTTCCTGCGGCTGGCGCGACCGACGACCGAGGAGCTGGCGGACGGCGCGACGTTCTCGCCGGGCACGGTGCATCTGCCCGGCTGGGCCGACACGGAGTGGCTCCGGCAGCTGACGGCCGAACAGCTCGTGACGGTGCGCAACCGCCGCGGCTTCGCGAAGCTCGAATGGCAGAAGCTCCGCGAGCGCAACGAGGCGCTGGACTGCCGGGTCTACGCCCGCGCTGCCGCCTGGATCGCGGGCGCGGATCGCTGGCCCGAGGCGACATGGGCCGATCTCGAAGCACAGCTCGGCGTGCCGAGCGGGATGGACAGCCCGGCAGGCCTGATCGGGCGGCCCGACGCGGGCGCGCAAGGCAAGCGCCGCTCCGACTGGCTCGGGCGGCGGGAAGGATGGTTTTGACCATGGCGGACTGGACGGAAGCGGAGCTGGCGGCGCTCCGGCGCGCCTATGCGAGCGGGACGACGCGGGTGAGCTATGACGGCAAGACGGTGGACTATGGCTCGGCCGACGACCTGCTCGGGCGCATCCGGACCATCGAGCGGCAGATCGCGGGCGCCGCGGCACGGCCCATCGCGGGCTTCGCCGGCTTCTCGCGTGGGGATCGCTGATGGTCTCCTGGCTCGACAGGGCCATCGCGAGCGTCGCCCCGCGGACGGCCACGCGGCGCGTGCTGGCGCGACAGGCCTTCGAGGGGCTCGCGCGCTCCTACGAAGGCGCGGCGCGGGGCCGACGCACGGATGGCTGGCACGCGCCGGGATCTTCGGCCGATGCCGAGATCGGCCGCGCCGGCGCGCTCCTGCGGGACCGGATGCGGGACCTGGTGCGCAACAACCCGCACGCGGCCAAGGCGGTCTCGGTGCTCGTGAACAACATCGTCGGCGCGGGGATCATGCCGCGCGCGGCCAGCGGCGACGCAGCCCTCGACCGCGAGGTGGACCGGCTCTTCGAGATCTGGGCGCGGGGCTGCGACGCCGACGGCCAGCTCGACTTCTACGGGCTGCAGACGCTCGCCTGTCGCGAGATGGTCGAGGCCGGCGAGGTGCTGGTCCGCCGCCGGCCGCGCCGCCCGGGCGACGGCGTCATGCCGCCCGTCCAACTGCAGCTGCTCGAGGCCGATTTCCTCGACGCCACGCGCAACGGCGCGCTCGGCACGGGTCAGGCGGTGCAGGGCATCGAGTTCGACGCGCTTGGCCGGCGACGCGCCTACTGGCTCTTCGGCGCGCATCCTGGCGACGCCATGCTCAGCCTGACGGGCGGGCTCACCAGCCGCGCGGTGCCCGCAAGCGAGATCGCCCATGTCTACGAGAAGCAGCGCACGCAGGCGCGGGGCGTGCCCTGGGGTGCGCCGGTGATCCGGGCCCTGCGCGATCTCGACGACTACGAGGTGGCCGAGATCGTCCGCAAGAAGACCGAGGCCTGCGTCACCGCCATCGTGTTCGGTGATGAGGAGGCGCAGCAGGGCATCGCCCCCGCGGTAGTCGACGCGGACGGCAACCGGGTGGAACAGTTCGAGCCCGGCCTCATCGCCTATGCCCGCGGCGGCAAGGACATCCGGTTCAACCAGCCGGCCGCCACGGGCGGCTATGGCGAGTACAAGCGCGCGAGCCTGCACACGATCTCGGCCGGGTTCCGTGTGCCCTACGAATTGCTGACCGGGGATCTCAGCCAGGTGAACTACTCCTCGATCCGCGCGGGGCTCGTGGAATTCCGCCGGATGATCGACGCGGTGCAGTGGCAGCTCTTCATCCCGATGTTCTGCGCGCCCGTGTGGCGGTGGTTCACGGAAGCGGCATGGGCGGCAGGACGGATCCCGACGCCCGAGGTGCCGGTCGAATGGTCGCCGCCGAAGTTCGAGGCGGTCGATCCGCAGAAGGACGCGATGGCCGACCTGCTCGCCATCCGCTCCGGCACCATGACGCTCGCCGAGGCCATCGCCCGGCAGGGCCGCAACCCCGACGCGGTGCTGGCCGAGATCGCGGCCACGAACGCCAGGCTCGACGAACTGGGCCTCGTGCTCGACAGCGACCCGCGCCGCGTGACCAAGACCGGCAGCGCGCAGGCCAGCGCACCAGCCGACCCCGCGACCGATCCGGATGATCCGGAAACTGACGCGGCCTGACGAGGATTCACACATGGAGCAGACGATCGAACTGCCGGCGTTCCGCCGGTCGGCGGAGCTTGCGCCGAACAGCATCGACCCCGAGACCCGCAGCGTCGAAGTGATCTGGTCGACGGGCGCCCGCGTGCGGCGCGCCGCGCTCTTCGGCGAGCCGCATGATGAGGAGCTGAGCATGGCGCCCGAGCATGTTCGGCTCGAGCGGCTGAACGCGGGCGCGCCGTTCCTGAAGGTGCACGAGGCGCACGATCTCGACGCGGTGATCGGCTCGGTCGTGCCGGGTTCGGCGCGGATCGAGAACGGACAGGGCATCGCCCGCATCCGGCTCTCCGAGCGCGACGCGGTTGGCGACATCTGGCGCGACATCGAGGCCGGGCACATCCGCGCGGTCTCCATCGGCTACCAGGTCCACCGCTTCGAGATCTCGAAGCCGGATGGACAGCGTGAACTCTGGCGGGCGGTCGACTGGACCCCGTTCGAGATCTCCGCCGTGCCGGTGGGCGCCGACCCCGCCGCCGGCTTCCGCGCGCACCGCGAACACGAGACTTGCGTCCTTCACCGCCGGGACGCCCCCACCGAGCAAGGAGCATCCCCGATGACCGACAGGACCGACACCCCGGCCGAGACGGCCAAGCAGAGCAACACCACGGCAGCGCCCGAGGAGACCGAGATGACCGACGACAAGACCGGCGCTGCCGACACGCAGACCCGCGCCGCCGAAACCAAACCCAAGACGAAGCCGACGCGCGACGCGGCGCCGGAGGACCGAGCCCGCAGCGTCGACACCGACGCGCTGGTCAGCGAGGCCCGCGCACAGGAGCGCGAGCGCGTCTCCACGATCCATGGCCTCGCCGACAAGCTGCATCTCGAGCGGGGCTTCGCCGACGACCTGATCAAGCGCGGCGTCTCCATCGACGAGGCCCGCCGGCTGATCCTCGACCAGGTCGCGGCCAGGGCGGACGAGACCCGGACCTTCCCCCACGTCTCGATCCCGCTCGGCGGGCGCGACGCCACGGTCACGCGGCGCGAGGCGATCTCGAACGCGCTCCTGCACCGCTACAGCCCGACGCTCTTCCCGCTGGAGGACGCCGCCCGCGAGTACCGCGGCATGACGCTGATGGAACTCGCCCGCGAAAGCCTCGAGACGGCGGGCGCCAGCACTCGCGGCCTCTCGCGCGACGAGGTGGCGACGCGGGCACTCCACTCGACCTCGGACTTCCCCGAGATCCTGGCGACCGTCACCAACAAGACGCTGCGCCAGGCCTACGAGGCCTATCCGCGGACCTTCCCGCTTTTCTGCCGGCAGGTGCTGGCGACCGACTTCAAGGCCATGCACCGCGTCCAGCTGGGTGAGGCGCCGCAGCTGCTGAAGGTCGGCGAAAGCGGCGAGTTCAAGCGCGGCACGCTCGGCGAGAGCAAGGAGAGCTACCGCATCGAGACCTACGGCCGTGTCGTTGCGATCACGCGGCAGGTGCTGATCAACGACGATCTCGACGCCTTCACGCGCATCCCCGCGATGTACGGCAACTCGATCGCGCAGCTGGAAAGCGACGTGGTCTGGGACATCGTGACGTCGAACCCGGCCATGGCCGACGGCACCGCGCTGTTCCACGCGACCCACAAGAACCTCGCAGGCACGGGTGCCGCGCTCGGGGTGGACAGCGTGGGCCTCGCGCGGGCGGCGATGCGCAAGCAGACCGGGCTCGACAAGAAGACGGTGCTGAACATCCGGCCCGCCTTCCTGATCGTGCCGGCCTCGCTGGAGCTCAAGGCCGAACAGCTGGTGGCCCAGAACCTCGTGCCCGCGCAGAGCGGCAACGTGGTGCCGCAGTCGATCCGGACGCTCTCGCCCATCGCCGAGCCCCGGCTCGACGCGGCGAGCGAGACGGCCTGGTACCTCGCGGCCTCGCCGAACCAGATCGACACCATCGAGTACGCCTATCTCGAGGGCCAACAGGGCGCCTATATCGAGACGCGCAACGGCTTCGACGTCGACGGCGTCGAGATCAAGTGCCGCCTCGACTTCGGCGCCAAGGCCATCGACTGGCGCGGCCTCTACAAGAACCCCGGCGCCTGAGCCCGGCGATCCCCCTGAACACTGATCCATGACGCACGGGCGGTCCCGATGGGCCGCCCGTCGTCGTTCCGCGAAAGGACCCCGCGATGAAGAACTACGTCCAACCCGGCGCCACCCTCACCCTGACCGCACCCTATGCCGTAACCTCCGGCGACGGCCTGCTCATCGGCTCCATCTTCGGCGTGGCGGCCGGCGATGCCGCCAGCGGCGCCACCGTCGAGGCGGCCCTCACCGGCGTCTTCGACCTCACCAAGATCGGTTCGCAGGCCTGGACCGTCGGCGCCAAGGTGTACTGGGACGACACCAACAAGCGCTGCACCACGGTCGCGACCGACAACACCCTCATCGGGGTCGCCGTCGACGCGGTGGCGGGCGGGGCCGGCGACACCATCGGCCGGGTGCGCCTGAACGGCACGTTCTGATGACCGCCTTCGCCGCCGCCCTCGACGCGCTTTTCGCCGACGCGCATCTGGCGCGCGACGTGGTCTACACGGCCGAGGGCGGCGCGCCCGCACTGGTCCGCGCGATCCTGCGCCGGCCGGACGACATCACCGGCTTCGGCGATGCGCGCCTCTGGTCGGAGACGACCCGGCTGGACCTGCGCCTCGCCGAGGTCGCCAACCCGCGCCCCGGCGACCGCGTCGAGATCGACGGCGAGGCCTTCCTCATCCAGGGCGAGCCCGTCCGCGACCGCGAGCGGCTCGTCTGGACCGTGGATCTGCGCCCGGCCTGACCGCGATGAAGCTAAAACTCGACATCACGCCCGACCTCGTCGCTGCGATGGCTGCGGAGGTGAAGGCCGGCGAGAAGGCCGTCACCGCCGCCATGCGCGAGGCTGGGACCGGTCTCAAGACCGCCTGGCGGGGACAAATCACCGGCGCGGGGCTCGGCCGGCGGCTCGCGAACTCGATCCGCAGCCAGACCTACCCGAAGGCCGGCGAGAGCCTTAACGCAGCGGCTCTGGTCTGGTCTAAGGCTCCGGTCATCGTCGGCGCCCACGACACCGGCCCGCTGATCCGCTCGAAGGACGGGTTCTGGCTCGCGATCCCGACCGAAGCCGCAGGCCGCGGCCTCCGAGGCGCCAAGCTCACCCCCGGCGAATGGGAACGCCGTCGGGGCCTGCGTCTCCGCTTCGTCTACCGCCGCCGCGGCCCGAGCCTGCTCGTCGCCGACCGGGCCCGCATCAACACCCGCGGCCAGGCGGTGGCGTCGCGCGCGAAGACCGGCCGCAACCAGGTCACAGCGCCGATCTTCCTGCTGGTGCCTCAGGTCAAGCTGCCGAAGCGGCTGGATCTCGACCGGGACGCCGAGCGGGCGCATGACCGCGTGTCGGGGCTGATCGTGGCGAACTGGATCGAAGAAAAGCTATAGGCGCTGCCTATCGCCGTCGACGCCCGACGAGCCAAAGGTGCATCGGTTTAGCGGCGACCGAGCTTGCCGAATTCGCTGTCGAGCAGCGATCGGATCTTCCGTGCGCCACCGCGCAGGGCAGCGTCGACAGTCGCGTCGTGATGGGTGACCGTCTGCGGCTGCATCCCCTCTGGCCGCGCCTCGATAGTGCAGCGGATGTCGTCGGTGCCGCCCTTGGCGGCGTTCACATCCGCAAGGTGCACCTCGATCCGCGACAGCCGGTCCGTCAGATGTCCAAGCGCTGACGCGACCGTCTGCTCGGCCACCTCGGCGAGGCGGTCGTCGCCTTGGATGTTGCCGTCTGTATTCAGCTGGAACTGCATGTTGGTTCTCCTGTGTGTCCTGTCACCTAACATGAAAAACCATGAAGATGGCTGATCGAGCGCAAGTTCATCTGCGCGATCAGTAGGAACGCTTGCGCGTCGATAGCGCGGGCGAGGAGTCGAAGCCACCCACAATGCCCACCCCCCGCGAAACCATCCTCACCGCGCTGCACGCGCGGCTCTCGGCGCTGCCCGCCACTACCCTGCGGGGTGAGGTGCTGCCCGAGCGCGTCCCGGCGGCGGGGCTCCTGATGCTGCGCGACGGCGAGCCGGGCGAGCCGGAGGTCACGCTGTCGCCGCTGCGCTACCACTACCAGCACCGCGCCGAGATCGAGGCGGTCGTGCAGGGCGCCGACCGTGACGCCGCCTTCGACACGCTGACCGCCAGCATCGGCGCGGCGATCGCTGCCGACCGCACGCTGGGCGGGCTTTGCGGCTGGGTCGAGGCCGAAGCGCCGCGCCCGGTCGATCTGCCGGTCGAGGGCGCGGCGAGCCTGAAGGCGGCGGTCATTTCGGTCGTCTTGCATTATTCAACTGACGACCCGCTTGGGTGAACCTGCGGCCCGCCTGAAGGCCGCGTTCGGCGGGACGACAGTCCACTGGACTGTCGTCTGATCCGCCTCACTCCCGGTGGTGCTGCACTATTCCACGGCCGATCCGCTGGCCTGACCCCGACAACCCGAGGAGAACACGATGGCACGAGCCCAGGGGGCGCGGGCGCTGATGGCGCTTGCGTTCGAGACGACCTATGGAACGCCGCCCGCCAGCGGCTTCACCC